TCAATAGTTGTACCACTAGGTATTGTAGAAACTACTGTAGGATCTATATTATGAATTTCTTGATTAATAAATACATTTACTTGAGTACGATCTATATCATTAGTCGCTATTGCAGATTTAGTAGCAATAGTATTCTTTTTTAACGGATAGTATTCATTAGTAACATCTTCTCCATGAACTACTTGAACTATTCCAGTTAATCCAGAAGGTACTATAATTTGACCATTTGGACCATAAGTAACTGTACTTTCTGGATTATCATCATCATCACCATCACAAGGTTTGCTACCACCACACATACCATATGAATCACAACATCCAAAACTACAGTCAGCATGAGATGTACATTTCCACCCCTCTTCAGTTCCACAACTTTCAGTCCATAAATTTCCTAACTGATCAGCCGTATCTGAACTAATAAGGGAATGACTTAAAGCACTATTAATAATACTAATAGCTTCGTCATATGAATACGAACATGTATTTGCAATATATGAATCTAAGGCAGCCTGAGCAGCAATACAATCTTCTGTGCAACAGGAAGTACAATCACTACCATTATCTCCATTACCGTTTGTTGCCATTTATTGATGGTTTTAAAAAAAGGGGAGAGAGCGAATCCCTCCCCTTGATTAATTATTAATTATTCATTAGACTCCAGTTGAGTAATCTAGATGAACATTTGCTAGATCAGCAAAATTTTCCCACCAGTCCATAATAGAATCAGCAGTTCCTCCAGCAGCTTGAGCAGAACCTGAACAAGCAATGATCAGTTTCTTTGGAGAAGCTACAGCACCAGCAGTAGCAGCTGACGTATGTGCGTCATAGTACTCTATAATCCATTGATTATAAGTAGTACCAACAACAGCATGATAATCAGTACCTGTAGCACTACCACCTGTAGGTTGATTAGTAATAAGCGATCCACCATAAACCCCATGTTTAGATTCGTAAGATCTAGCCCATAACTCTAATTGCTGAATATCAGCACCATAACCTTCAGGTTGTGTTACATCTGTAGTAGTAGTAACAGTTGCATTACAGTCTAAATTGCACTCCAAACCAACAAAGAAATCAGTTGTATAAGTTGAAGTATACATCTTAGAAGTAGCAGTAGACTCTACAACAGCTGTACCTACAAGAACTCCTAACCATGTAGAATCAGCGTAAGCCTCAACGGTAGCTTTAGGAATCACAGCTACACCAGTATCATTTGCCCCAGTATGTGTAATTGTTGCATAAGGCCAAGGTCTGTCAATTACAAAACTAGTAGTACCAACAGATTCTACTCTAAACGTATCATATGCTCCCGTTGAAACGTTAACACCTGATATATCTAAATCAGCAGTTGCACCAACTTTCATTTGATCACCTACAGCAAGTGTTAAAGCATTACCTTGATAACCAGTATCAGCAGAAGCTAAAGTTACAGTAGTAGAACCTTGCGTAAATGTAGCATCTACATCAAGATCATTAGTATCAATAGAAGCAGTAGTATTTCTAACTGCCATATAATTGATAGTTTTTTCTGTAGCTATGTTCATTCCTGATTCTTGATCATTATTAACTTGCTCAGCAAGTCCATAAAGAGCATCCCAAACAGCTCCATCAGGACATCCACAGGCAGTTCCACAACATCTAGTTACATAAGAATATGTTTTAATCATATCTTGATAACCATATGTTTTAGCAATCTCTGGAGACTCATAACGAATTTTTATACAATATTCTGTCTCACAGTCTATATTACTTACTGCATCAATTTTAATTTGTTTCGGAGTACCTGCAACAGCAGCTTGATATGTAATACTTTTAACTTGTTTAGGATCTATAAGATCACTTCTTCTTGTATCATTTGCTCCTACTTTTAATGCAACAAAAACTTTTTTAGCACTAGTTGCTAAACCTGTAAATGCAGCATTAGATACATCACCAACATTAGCATTGCCTTCTTCATCAAAGAATCCGATAGAACCAGCGGCAATTGTACCAACAGCAGCGGCATGCCAGGTAGGCCAATCGCTTGTTAAATAAGCACTAGCATTGACAGTATTATTGTCAGTGGCTAATACTCTTAAATTTTTCTTTTCCATTTTTAAAAAATTTTAATTTGTTAATTATTCATTTATTGTATTCTTAAGGGCTTTAATTTGGTATCCAGGATGATCAATATCTCCAGCCACAATTTGTACTGCTAGATCTACAATCTCTTTATGAGTATGTTCTGCAAGCTCACAATCTTGATTAGCAATCACAGTAGTACCATCTGGGTAGTTATACTGACTATTTGGTGTACCAATAGGAAAAGAAATTCTCTTAGGTCTTCTGAGGTAATCCACATTTAACAGCTGTACTGTGAATGATCCGTCTGTATATACGAATACTTTATCTAAATCAGTAGCGGCAGTTCCCGTTGTCCCAAAAACTAATGGGAGTTCTCCCCATTCATAACTTGGGGAATAATAAGGATCTTCCAATATACCGTTAAGATCATCGTGCTGTACCTGAACACAAGTTAATTCCTTTTTCTTACAACCCTTTTTTGAAGCAGTAGCCTTCGCTCTAACTAAAAATATATAGTCACCAGGAAGACTGGCTTCAAAAGTATTCGAATCGGTTTGAGATAATCCAGTTGTTAAACCTTCTTTAACAACCAGATTCCTCAAATCATCAATTCGTTTTTGTATAGTCTCAAATCCTACTCCTTTAGAAGAAAAAATTCCATATTTCTGTTTCATAAATACATTCATAGCTTCATTCAAATACCAATCAATTTCAGGTATTTGAAAATTGCTATAATCTAAACTATCGACTTTATTAAGTTTAAGTTTAAACTCGTAATGCATTTCTTCAACAGTCATTAAGATCTAGTTTCTAAAGCAGTTTTCAATTT